TATTCTGATGGTAAAGTATTTTGGATGTCAGGTGAAGGTGGATTTTTTGTATTTGATGGTACGGTTAAATCATTACCATGTCTTGTTGAAGACTTTGTTTTTACAACAACTTCAAATAATTTAGGAATAAACTACGATGCAACAGATATAGTTTATGCAGAACACAATACTCTTTATGGTGAAGTAAATTGGTTTTATCCAAAGTCAGGGTCAGAACAAATTGATAGATGTGTTACATATAACTATGGAGAAAATGTTTGGACAACTTCATCATTAGCTAGAACTTCATATGTCGATACTGGAGTTTTTGATGTACCTTACGCAACAGAATATAATAAAACATCACTACCTGTATTTCCAGACATTTTAGGTATTACAAATAAATATGGAGCTTCAACTTATTACGCTCATGAAGTTGGAACTGATCAAGTTAATTCATCAGGCACAACTTCTATTAATGCGTTTATTGAATCAGGAGACTTTGATATTACAGCAGCTAGAACTAGACAAGGTCAAACAACAGGTATGGTTGATTACAGAGGAGATGGAGAGTTTTTTATGTCTGTAAAAAGATTTATACCTGACTTTAAAGTTCTTACAGGTAATTCAAAAATTACATTGCTGTTAAATGACTATCCAAATAACACTGCATCTAGCTCACCTCTTGGCCCATTTACAATAACATCATCTACTGATAAGGTAGACACTAGAGCAAGAGGAAGATTACTATCAATTAAAATAGAGAACGATAGTACTGGTGAGACTTGGAGATATGGAACATTAAGATTAGATGCTCAACCAGATGGAAGAAGATAATGGCAAAAGTAATAGTTAGTATACCAGAACCACAACCAGAATATGATGTATCTAATCAAAGACAAATTTTAGAAGCTCTTGACACTTTAAAAAATCAACTTAATTTCTCTTTTCAACAAGATTTAAAAAACGAACAAGACTCATTTAATTATTTTTTATCATGACAATAAGATATAAGAACGCAAGTAAAATATTAGATGGAACAGCAATGACTACTGTTTTAACTATTTCAACTTCAGCTGTTGCTATTGTAAAATCTGTATACATATCCAATAATAGTACAGGAGCTGTATTAGCTAATTGTGATTTAAGAGATTCTTCTGCTACTACGGATATAGAGTTTTTTAGAAAAGATATACCTGCTTCAAGCACAGTTAATGCTGCAGAACAGGGATTGAATTTAGAAGCAGGAGATGCTATAAAAGCTCAAGCAGAAACTGCAAACAAACTAGAAGTAGTTGTCAGTTATGCAGAAATAGATAGATCACAAGAAAATGGATAAAGATATACCTAAAATAGATTGTATAACTACAACAACATACAGAAATACCAAGACAGGAGAAGTATCTAAAGAGAAAGTAGAAGGACCTAATATTGTACAAGATGTTACAGTTCAAATTACTAACAAAGGTCTTGAAGTATTTCAGAAAGTAATGAATCAAAAAAATAATGAAGGAAAAAAAATTTAATATTCTTTCCATAGATTGTGATTGGGTAAGATGTATGAGAACCCAACAAGATCTTATTTCTTTTTTAATTCCATTAGTATTTAAAAACTCAAATATAATTATGGATTACGATCATGATAAAATTTATTCTCATTTTGAACATGGATATGATGAATATAATTTATTTAATGTAGATCATCACCATGATTATGGATATGATGATCATAAAAATTTATATGAAGGAAATTGGCTTTATCATTTATCAAACGTTTTTTATAAAAAAATAAATTATATCTGGATTAATAATCCAAATTCAGAACATCCTGATTCAAAAAACAAAAGAAAAATGCAAGAAAGATTGAAATCTTATTCATTTGATCAAAACGTAAACTATATTTCTGAACAAAAATTTAACAAAATTTTTATATGTTGTAGTTCTGAATTTGAATATAATACACATATAGGAATATCAACTTATAAAATTATAGAAAGAATAATTAATCATGACAAACCAAAACCCTAGAGGCGGAACAGAATTACAATTTGAATATTTAAGAAAGCATGTAGAGCCTAGCTTACTTAATCAAGTAGAAATTTGTACATCAGTTCCAGGCAAAGTACCTTTACATCCAACTAAGTTAAATATTCTTTGGCAAAAAAATTCTTGGGATCAACCTAATTTACATCCATGGTTTAAAGATAAATCTAATCATAATAAATATGATTGGTATATATTTAATTCTAATTGGAACTTTGAACAGTTTACAAAAAAATTTGATTTACCAAGAGAAAAATGTGCAGTTATTAAAAATGGTATTGAAGAAGTACAACCTGTTGTAACACAATATAAAAAAGGTGATCCTATAAAAATAATACACCATTGCACACCTTGGAGAGGTTTATCTGTATTATTAGGTGCAATGCAATTAGTTAAGAATCCATTAATTAGTTTAGATGTTTATTCTTCTTGTGAAGTATATGGAAAAGATTTTGCAGAAGCTAATGATAAATCATATGAAGCTTTATATAAACAAGCAAGACAATTACCTAATGTAAATTATATTGGTTATAAACCAAATGAATATATTAAACAAAATTTAAAAGACTATAGAATGTTTGTATACCCAAGTATTTGGGAAGAGACATCTTGTATATCATTATTAGAATCTATGTCAGCTGGTCTATATTGTATTACAACTAATTATGGTGCTATATATGAAACAGGTGCAGAGTTTCCAATGTATGTACCTTACTCTAATAATTATAAAAGTTTAGCTAGAAAGTTTGCTGCGGCAATAGAAGCTGCTGCAAGTATGCTTCATGATTCAGGCATCCAGGATCATTTAAAGATGCAACAAAATTATGTAAATAGATTTTATGATTGGGAAGTAAAAGGACAAGCATGGACAAGATTTTTAAGAGGAGCAATAGATGCAAAATAATGAACCAATATGGTTTTCTGAAAAAAAGAAAACAAACGCTAACGCAGATACTTATCAAACAGAAAAAATAGAACAGGTAGATTCAAATGTTAAAACTATTAATTTAGGTAATATTATAGATAAACCAAAAGCAAAGATAATGGTTTGTACCCCTTGTCACAGTGAAGTGTCTATGCATTACACTCAAGCTGTATTAAAGTTTCAATTAGACTGTATGCAACAAGGTATACTAGTTAGTTTTACATTACTTAAATCATCTTTAGTTACACAAGGTAGAAACTTATGTGTAGCAGAATTTTTAAATCATAAAGATCATTATGATTACTTATTGTTTATAGACTCAGACATAGATTTTAATTCTAAAACTATATATAAAATGATAGGTGCAGATAAAGATGTTATCTCTTGTCCATATCCAATGAAAACATTTGATACAGATAAAATGTGGAGAAAAATGAAAGAGACTAATTTAGTCAAAACTCCTGACGATGTATTAAAAGCAGCTCACATATTTCCAATTAAAATGGATAAAGGAAATGAAATGACTATGGAAAATGGAGTTATTAAAGTATCTCATGCTCCTACAGGGTGTATGTTAATTAAAAGAGAAGTTATTGAAAAAATGATTAAACATCATCCAGAACTAGAAATATATCAACCTACTGTTATTAATGGTGAAGAAGTTAAAAAAGATAATATGTATAATTTATTTGATACATTACATGATGTAGAAACTAAGAGATACTTTGGTGAAGATTTTGGTTTTTGTCAAAGATGGGGTGATATGGGTGGAGAAGTATATATCTATGCTATGGATAATATAACTCACGTTGGAGATCATCAATATTGTGGTCGATTCTTTGATCTATTAGAACAAGCAAAATCTGTTGACGATAGCGAAAAAATCAAATAAAGTATTATATTTACAGGATTCTACGCCTGCTCAACAGTATAAATATATTTAAATTATGGCGATATCACGAGGATTACAACCAAGACAATTATATGGACTAGGAAGTCTAGTTAAGTCAATTACTAAAGGTGTTAAAAGCGCTGTAAAAGGTGTAGCTAAGACTGTTAAGAAAAATCCAATGTTGGCTTTAGCTGCTTTTAACTTTGCACCTATGTTAACAGGTGGCTCTCCTTTTCTGGGTTTAGGTAGTTTACAAGGTAGTGTGGGAACCATACCTGGACTTAGTTCATTTGCTTCAAATGCTGCTAAAAAGAAAGCAGGTGAAGCAACAATAGGTGGCACTTTAAAAGCATTTGCTGGTGGTTCTTTACTAGGTGGACTATTAAATCAAGCTGAAGAAGATGGTGATCCTGAAGGTATTACTAGAGATGTTGGAGCATTAAAAGCTAAATTAATTAATGCATATAAAAATCAAAAAACATTTTCTGATGCAGACGATGAGGATGCAGCTATTCTTGAACAGGTGGATATAGATTTATCAGAGTATAATTCTGATATGAATAGAACAAATGTTGCTTATGGTGGTAGAATGGGATTTGCAAAAGGGCCAGATAATCCAGAACAAAATGCTATACAAGCAGCCGGCATCATGAATTTACCATTAAATCAAAACCCTGCAGGGGTTACAGAATTAGATCTTAGAGAAACAGGTGGATTTATCCCTCCAGTTGGTGTAAAAGAAAAAGCAGATGACATTCCTGCGATGTTAGCAAACAATGAATTTGTATTTACAGCTGATGCTGTAAGAGGAATGGGTGACGGAAACGTTAATAAAGGTGCACAACGTATGTACGATATGATGAAAAAATTAGAAAAAGGCGGAAGAGTATAATGGCTGAAACAATAACAAATATACAAGCTCCACCGGAGTTTATAGAAGCAGCAGCAAAACCATTTATAACCCAGTTACAACAAGTAACAGGTGATTTAAAAGACGCTGATCTTACAAAAATATTTGGTCCACAATTTGTTGCTGGTCAAGATCCATTACAACAAGCAGCTCAAGCAACAGCACTTTCTGGAATAGGTGGATATAAACCTTTTCTTCAAGGAGCTCAACAAGCTCAAGCAACAGCAGCTGGATTAACTGGACCACAAGCTTATCAACAATTTATGTCTCCGTATCAACAAGATGTAATTAATACAACATTAAAAGAATTTGATGTACAAGCTCAAAAAGGATTACCGGCATTAGCAGCACAAGCAGTAGGAGCTGGTGCATTTGGTGGAGGTAGAGAAGGTGTTCAAAGAGCAGAATATCAACAAGCTTCAGATAGAAACAGAGCTGCATTACAGGCTCAATTATTACAACAAGGTTTTGGTCAAGCTCAACAAGCAGCTCAACAAGCTTTCATGAATCAACAAACTTTAGGTGGCCAACAATTACAATTAGGTCAAGCTGGTCAATCTTTCTTAGGTCAAGATGTTGGAGCTTTACAAACACTAGGAGGTATCAACCAAGCTCAACAACAAGCACAATTATCAGCACAGCAACAGTTATTACAACAACAGCTAAATCAACCACTTCAAGCTACACAGGCTCTGGGTTCAGGGATCACTGGATTAATCGCTGGTTATCCTGGTGGAACTCAAACTCAAACATCACCATCTCCAACAGCTTTACAAACTGCTTTAGGTGCGGGTGCTACATTAGCTGGGGTATACAGAGCGTTTAGTTAATATGAGTAAAATATTTAAAAGACCAATGTTTAGAAAAGGTGGACCTGTCAATGACGGTATCATGACTGGTATTGTTGATAGAGAAAATCATGCTCTTTCTGATCCTGATGGTGTAGGTTTTAGTGATAAAGTTAGAAATAGAATGGATTTAATTCAATCTGCTGTAGGTGGTGGGACAGGATTAGATGATCCACTAACACAATTTTTATTACAGTATGGACCATCTCTTGCAGGCACAACAGGTGGTGGAAGCACAATTGGAAATGTTTTACTTGCTTCAAAAGAACCTGTAGCTAACTTACTAAAAAATGTACAAAGTCAAAAGAAACTTAAAACAGGTGTTGCATTAGAAGTATTAGATAGTTTGGAAGATGAAGACATTGCTCCTCTTATTGAAAAAGCTAAAGCAATAGCTAAAGAAACAGGTAGAGATTATCAAACAATTTTAAATGGTTTAGTTGAAACAGAACTTTATAGAAAACCTAAATCACCAGAAGAGAAAAAACAAGAAGGTTTTGAAATTAGTATGGCAGGTTTATTAGATCAAAAAGATAATTATGGAAGTCCGTTTTTAAATACTTATTCTGCTGAAAAGGTAGCTAAAGCTCTTGATGCTGTTAAACAAGGTAAAGTAGATGGAATAACATTTGATGATATTGATTTAGATTTACCTTATCTAAGAAAAGATATTGATTACACAACAGATGATACAGGTAAGATAACATTAAGTGAAGATGATGTTGGAACTTACAGAGATGGGTCTGTAATATTTGATTATAGAACTAATAAATACTTTAGAGTAAACGGAGCTCAGCTTTTACCAATAGGAGCGTAATGTGGCTGAACCAAATTTTTTCAAAAAATTATTAAGGGGCATAACTCCTAATGAAGAAGAGAAGAGAGAATTCTTAGAAGGTAAAGAACTAAGTGAACGTTTCTTTGAAGTCTATGAAAAAGAAGGTTATTTCAGAGCAAAACAATTATTAGAAGAACAGAAAGCTATAGAGGAAGGTGCATCACCTGAAGAATTAGCGGCAATGGCAGATAAAAATGATAAAGCCATCATGCCTAAAATTGAAAAATTTATTAAGAATCCAATAGATTCTACAGTAGAAACCGTAAAAGATACATTTACTAAAGAACCAAAGATTGAAGAAACACCAAGAGATCTTGGTCTACCTGCAGAAGAAAATAACGAAGTATCTTTAGGAGAGTCTTTTCAAAATGCTATTGGCAGTGGACTTATAAAAATACCAAAAGGTGTAATTAATTTTGGAACTTTAATTTATGATGCAATGCAAGAAGAAGGTATACCTGTAGAAGAAGGTGCAACATATAAATTTAATAAAGCTTTTGAAGAATCTTATTTAGGTATTATAGAAAAAGAATCAGAGGAAAAAGCTAATGAAACAGTAACAGGTAAAATAACAGAAGCATTAGTATCTTTGTATGGTGCAGGTAAGATAGCTCAAAAAACAGCTGTACCTGTTGTTGCAAAATTAAGTCAAAAAGCAAGACAGATAGCTCCTTTAATAACTAATGCAGTCAAAAGGGGCACTTATTTAAATACTACTAAAAATTCAAAAACTTTTTTAGAAGCAGGTAAGAAAGCAACTACATTAAATAAACTAAATAAATTATCTAAATTAGATAAATTTGTAGGTATTACTGTTGGAGGTGGTTTAGGAGTAGGTGCACTTGTAGCTAAAGAAGAAGACATAGGTACGTTTGGTGATTTTATAAGTTTTATACCTACAAAATTAGATAGAGAGTCTAAAGAAAAAGCAGGTGATGATGCTCTTAGACAATTACATAAT